ACGATAATATTATATCCACAATACTTGACCCAACAGATATTTCGTATGTATAGAAGATTATGGAGTTCTAAATAATGTCTATGGTTGAAGAAAACATTAATAGCGAAGAGCTAGAAGGCACAACAGTTGAGTTTGAGGATGACAGCGAAGAGTCCTCATCTGAATCTGTTGTTGTTGCTCCTGAAGAAACCCGAACAAAAGTTCGTGATAAGTCTAGCGGCGATGATGAGTTAGAAAGCTACAGTGAAAGCGTTCAAAAGCGTATCAATCAATTAACAGCAAAACGCAAAGCTGCGTCTGAAGAAGCCGAAGCTGCGGTTCAGTACGCTCAACAAGTTCATCAAGAAAACCAGCAGATGAAAGCTAGGTTGCAACAGCTAGATCAGGGATACAGGTCTGAATATGAAGGCCGCGTTGTATCTCAAGAGCAGCAAGCCAAACGTGCGTTGACAGAAGCGCATGAAGCTGGCGACTATGAAAAGGTTGCAGAAGCGCAATCCGCATTGTCACAAGTTGCCATCGAAAAAGAACGCATTCGCCTGCAAACAGCCAAAGCTCAAAGGGACGAACAGCAAAGGCAGGCTCAAGCTGAACAACAGCAGCAACAACAGCAGTATCAGCAGCAACAACCGCAACGGCAGGCGGCTGACCCTAAGTTGGAAAAGTGGTTGTCTAAGAACGATTGGTTTGAAAAAGACAACGTTATGAAAGCTGCGGCTACAGCCATACACAATCAAATTGTTGGTGAGGAAGGGTTCGACCCTACTACCGACGAATATTATTCTGAAATAGACAAGCGTATCCGCAAGGAAATGCCACATAAGTTTCAGGTGAAACAAAAAAACGCCCAAGTTGTTACACCTGCGTCTAGTAATGGACGGTCATTAAAATCTGGGCGGAAAAATACGGTGGAATTAACGCCGGGGCAAGTCGCATTTGCCAATAAGATGCGGATACCTTTGGAGCTTTATGCAAAAGAAGTTCTAAAAATTGAAAACAGGAGAGAATAACATGGCAACTAGGTCAGCGCGTGATTCAGAATCACGGGAAAACGCAGAGCGTATTCAGCAATGGCGACCCGGTTCAGCCTTGGACGCACCAGAGCCGCCTATTGGCTTTAAACATAGATGGATTCGTGAATCTGTCTTGGAATACGATGATAAGACTAACGTTCATAAGAAACGGCAAGAGGGATGGGAACTTGTTCGCGCTGAAGAGTACCCAGATTATGTTGGCCCGGTAGTTGATGAAGGAAGAAACGCAGGCACCATTGGTGTTGGCGGTTTGGTTCTGGCCCGAATCCCTGAAGAACTCGTAGAGCAGCGGAACCGCCACTTTGACACTGTGGCACAAAATCAAATGGACGCTGTTGACCGCGATTGGATGCGGGAAAACAACGCTCTTATGCCAAAAATGGCACCACAACGTAAGTCCTCTGTGAGCTTTGGCTCAAGAGGTAAATAAGGAGATTAACGATGGCGAATCAAGACGCTGCATTCGGTCTTCGTCCCGTAAAGAGAATTGGGGGAACCCCGTTCACTGGTGGACAAAACCGTTATCGTATCGCCGCAAACTACGGTACTTCAATCTTCCAAGGTGACATGGTAGCCCAAGTCACAGGTGGCGGTGTAGAAATACACGCCGATGGCGGAACAGTACCTATTGTTGGCGTGTTCAATGGTTGCAAATACACTGACCCAACTTCGGGTGAGCAAGTATTTAGCAATTACTATCCTGCAAGCACAAATGCTTCTGACATTATTGCGTTTATCATTGATGACCCTATGGTCGTTTTTGAAATTCAAGCTAATGCAGCATTTCCAATAGCTGACTTGCTTGGCAACTTTGACATTGTTTATACATCTGCTGGTAGTACCAAAAGTGGTATCGCAGGTTCTGAACTAGATGTTGCTACAGGAGCCACCACTGCTGGGTTGCCTCTGAAAGTAATCGACATTTCTGAAGACCCAGAAAATGACGATGTAAGCTCCGCTAATACTAACGTGTATTGCGTCATTCAAAACCATGTCTTCGGTGTCAAAGCCGCAGGTCTAGCGTAAGGAGCTAAACAATGGCAATTTCTCGTTCACAATTAGCTAAAGAGCTAGAGCCGGGGCTAAACGCACTCTTCGGAATGGAATACAACCGTTACGATGATGAGCATGCTGAAATCTTCGACACAGAATCGTCAGATCGTGCGTTCGAAGAAGAAGTTATGCTGTCAGGTTTTGGGAATGCTCCCACAAAAACCGAAGGTGCAGGAGTGTCGTTTGATGATGCTAACGAAGCGTACACCGCTCGTTACACCCATGAAACGGTTGCGCTGGCATTCGCTCTGACTGAAGAGGCGATTGAAGACAATCTGTATGATCGTCTTGGCGCTCGTTACACAAAAGCCCTTGCCCGTTCTATGGCGCATTCCAAGCAAGTTAAAGCCGCTGCGGTTCTTAACAACGCTTTTAATTCGTCGTTTACAGGCGGTGATGGTGTAGAACTTTGTTCGACAGCACACCCACTTGCACAGGGCGGAACTTTCCGTAACGAACCGTCCACTGCTGCTGACCTCAATGAAACTTCGCTGGAAAATGCCCTTATCGACATTTCAGCGTTTGTTGATGAGCGGAATATGATTATTGCCCTTCGTGGCACTAAGTTGATTATTCCACCGCAGCTTCAGTTCATTGCAGATCGTTTGTTGGAATCGACCTTGCGTCCCGGCACTGCTGACAATGACATTAACGCGACAAAGAACATGGGTATGGTTCCAGAGGGTTACACTGTTAACCACTTCTTGACCGATACTGATGCGTTCTTCCTGAAGACTGACGCGCCAAATGGCTTCAAGCACTTTGAGCGTTCTCCCATGCAAACAAACATGGAAGCAGACTTCGATACAGGCAACATGCGTTTTAAAGCGCGTGAGCGTTATTCATTTGGCTTCTCGGACCCACGTTGCGTATTCGGCTCACCCGGCGCGTAACCCGAACAAATGTTTGGTTTTGATTGGGGGCAGTTAATCTGCCCCCTTTCTTTTTTTTGTTTATTGTGTATTGTTCCATTATCCCTGACAGCCACATAATGAGGCTGACACTAGCCTCGACAGGAGTATCACATGGCTAATACTACATTCTCAGGTCCAGTACGGTCCTTAAATGGTTTTGAAACTGTAAGCAAAAACGCGACTACTGGTGCAATTACAGTTACTAGCGGCGCAAAAATGGCGACAGAAGCTGCTGGCGGCGCTGGAATTGAAGGCACAGCCGCTGTGTATGTCACACAGGTAGAGCGTTTTAAAAGCGATACTGATACTAACGTTAATATCGTAAAAACTACAATTATGATTGACCTTACAGGTTTGGCATCTACTGCGGCGGATGACATTATAGGCAAGGCCGACTCTGGCGTTGCGTATATTGGTCGCGTTACTACCGCAAACCAAGGCGTTGTTTTCGGTGTCAAAATGGAATGTTTTGAAACCCCTGCGGGTGGTGATCCAGACATTGATCTTTACTCAGCGACAGAAGGAACTGGTGTTGAAAATGGTGCCATTGGTGACTTAACAGAAACAATTATCATTAACGGCGGTGATGCAGCAGCGGGTACTAGAACCGCTGGTGGTACTATCGCGGCTGACCAGTATTTGTATTTAGTTTCTGGTTCTGCAACTAACGCTGTTTACACGGCAGGCAGATTGCTAATTACAATCCTTGGCTATGACGTTGCTTCTTAATATAACATAAGGAGTATTTAATATGGCTGATGCTGTAGCTACCCAAACCATTCAGGACGGTCAAAAAATGGTCGTCCAGAAGTTTACCAATGTGTCTGATGGAACTGGCGAATCTGCTGTAGTAAAAGTAGACGTCAGCGCATTAGCTGCAAATGCCCGTGGTGATGCCTGCACAGGTGTTACCATAGAAAAAATATGGTGGCAGTGCATTGGAATGAAAGTACAAATTCTTTTCAATGCCTCTACTAATGTGTTTTGTATTGAGCTTGGCGAAAATCAAAGTGGTCATCACGACTATACAGCTTTTGGTGGGCTAACCAACAATGCTGGTAGTGGCAAAGATGGGGACGTTTTGTTCACAACTGTAGGACACACTAGCGCAGATACATACACTATTATTATGTCGATGCGGAAAGAGTATGGCTAAACGTTCGGATAAAATGCCGAAGCGCAATAAAAAGAATTTCCGCTCCACTAAGTCTGGAGCGGGAATGACCAAGGCTGGTGTTGCCGCTTATAGACGTAAAAATCCCGGCTCTAAATTAAAAACTGCGGTTACTGGTAAAGTTAAAAAAGGCAGTAAAGATGCCAAGCGGCGTAAGTCTTTCTGCGCCCGTTCTGCTGGACAAATGAAAAAGTTTCCAAAAGCGGCTAAAGACCCTAACAGTCGTTTGCGGCAAGCTAGAAAGCGGTGGAAGTGTTAATGAAACAATTTGTTGTCATTCTTTTTACTGCTGTTATTACGGGAATTGGCGCTATTTCTTACAGTTGGGCCGCGTGGACAACTAAAACTTTAATTTCTGTGGATAAGAAAACAGAAGTTATAGCAACAGAAATATCTTACATAAAAAAATACATGGAGCGGGACTATGGCTATATCCAGAGGTCAGATGAAACAGCAAGTGTCAAAGCCGCTAAGTAAAAAACCTACAGGCGTTGTCTATCTTAGAAAAGGTGGCAAAGCGTCACCTAAATCCAAAGGCAGTAAAATCTGCCCTGCGGGTAAGGCTTGGGCGAAAAGAACTTTTGACACGTACCCATCTGCTTATGCGAACATGGCTGCGTCTAAATACTGCAAAGACCCTAATTACGCAAAAGGCGCGAAGGGCAAAAAGAAAAAGAAGAAAGCATAATGGGTGCGCTGAAGGATTGGGTTAATCAAGATTGGGTTAGGATCGGCACTGACGGTTCTATTCAAGGCAAGTGCGGCACATCTAAAGATAAGAAAAACCCTGATAGGTGTTTGCCCCGTAGTAAAGCTCAAAGCCTTAGTAAAAAAGAACGATCAGAAACAGCTAAAAAGAAAAAGGCGGCTGGCAAGAAAGGCCAAACTGTAGTTGCTAATACTAAAAAAGCCAAAGTTCGTAACTTAGTAAATGGGGGGGTAGTAGCAGAAACAAAAGCAAAACGCCCATTTAAAGGTAAAAACATACCCGGTACTATGGTTGCAAACGGGTGTGGTGTTGTTATGTCAAACGGTAAAAATTCCAGAAGAAAACGCACCAAACTAACTTAGGAGAATATCATGGCGATGAAGAAAAAAGGTTATCGTAACGGCGGTAAAGTAAAGAAAATGATGAAGGGCGGCGCTGCTGGTGGTATGAAAAAGCCCCGTATGATGAAAAAAGGTGGTGCAGCGGGTGGAGTAATGACTCTTGCACAACTCAAAAAAGCAGCGGCAGCAAAAGGTATGAAGTTAGTAAAAAAATAATGTCATATCTATACAGCAATATACCTTACTTCAAGGCATGGGTTCGCCGTGAATATACTCACAACCATGAGAATTATCACGGCGAATTTCTTCATGCTATGGTCATAGGTGTAACAACAATCCCGAACAGATGTTTGAGTTTCCAAGTTATATTTACTGGAAACGAAGCTGAAGATGCAGATGAAGATACAGTTCATGGCGGTGCTATGTGGGCAAGAATGCCTATAACTGCACTTGTAGGCGACATACCGTTGGAAGAATGGCCTGAACCAATGCAGACATATGACGCACAGCCTTGGGACTGTGCATCCCATCATCACTCTGTATTTGTCATGGACCGTGCAACGCCTTGCCCTTGGATGGCAAAAATAAATGGTGAAATGCACCCAGCCAAGTATTTATTTACGGTTGATTACACTAACAGCGAGATTGCAGATGATCCCGCACAACACAAACAAAGCCACGTTTTGCAGTTGCTAGATGCAGGTGAATGGACAGGAAATATAGTAGCTTTGCCAAATAACCGCGTTCGTGTTACACATCCAGCGTGGTTTGTAACTGGTGAGGGAGCGCCCGACTTCAAACCATCACAGCATATACATTATTCTAAATCTGATTTAGACTACACCTTAGATGTTAACAGGGTTTTCGATAACCTTTATAACGAGGAATGACATGGCAGTATCAGGCTCAACAGATTTTGAATTAGATGTTGCTGAATACATCGAAGAGGCTTTTGAGCGTTGTGGCTTAGAGGCCCGAACTGGATATGACCTGAAAACAGCTAAAAGATCGTTAAATCTTTTGTTTGCGGATTGGGCTAATCGCGGCCTTAATCAATGGACAATTAATCAAAGAACTTTCACTGTAATAAGTGGTGATGGTGAG